TTAACTGATTAGTATCAGTTCATGCCGTACTGTCAGATTAGCTGTTTTCATGCTTTGCGGTGGTTTTTATATTTTATTTAAAATCAATCAGTTAAATGAAAATGTAACTGTATATTGTTCCAGTGCTTTTTGTTGTTTATGCTATTATGCAAGCAATTCTGTATAAACATTTGTATAAACACTTTGGGCTGGGTGATGGTCTATGGCTGGCGAACTTAACAAACTGAGCGACAGGAAGTTAAAGGGATTACATGGCATCCCGGCCAGTAAGATTGAGTTTTATGCTGATGGTGCCGGGTTGAGCGCTAAGGTAACGAAAGCTGGTGGCATTAGCTGGGTGTTTACTTACCGACTCGACGGGCAGAAGCTGCATCGGCTGACTCTGGGGCGCTACCCTGATATGAGTCTCAAAGAGGCCCGTTCCTCGCGTGATAAATGTCGTCAGTGGCTGGCCTCTGGTAAAGACCCAAAGCACCAGTTGGCGCTAACTACTCAGGAAACGCTTAAACCGGTCACGGTGCAGGAAGCTATCGAATACTGGATACGCGAATATGCGGAAGAAAACCGTGCGAACGTTGAGCGGCATAAAGCGGAGCTGCGCAAACACATTTACCCTTATATTGGGAAAATGGCGCTCGCTGACTGCGAAACCCGTTACTGGCTTGACTGCTTTGACAGGATGAAAAAGAAAACGCCGGTTGCTGCTGGTTATGTATTCCAGATGTGTAAGCAGGCTCTGAAATTCTGCCGCGTTCGCCGTTACGCCGTCAGTACCGCCCTTGAAGATTTGAGTATTCCCGATGTTGGTAAAAAGCAGGCGAAAAAAGATCGTGTACTGAAAGATAAAGAGGTTGGGGGATTGTGGGCTGCTATATCGTCCGGCGATGTTTTTCTGCCTTACTACACAAACTTGCTCAGGATCACTACTTTGTTTGGTTGCCGCACCCAGGAGGCCAGATTGTCAGAGTGGGCCGAATGGGATATGGAGGCGTGGGTGTGGACAGTACCAAAAGCGCATAGTAAAGGTGGTGAAAAGATTGTGCGTCCAGTTCCTGAGGCGATGCGTTCATTTATTGAAATGCTCCACGATGAAACAAAATCATCCGGTTACCTTCTTGGGGTTGTGAAGAATAGCGAAGCGGTTAGCCAGTGGGGCCGTAGTGTTTATAAAAAACTGGGGCATTCTGAACCCTGGACATTGCATGATCTACGGCGAACGCTTGCAACGCATATGAATAATATGGGTATCGCTCCGCACGTTGTTGAACAGTTGCTGGGCCATTCAATGCCGGGAGTTATGGCGATTTATAACCGTAGTCTGTACTTGCCAGAGAAGCTGGACGCGCTGAACAAGTGGTATGACCGCTTAGAACTTCTTGCGGGTAATCATCAAAATGTGGTTCTGTTACCTGTAGCGAATAGAGATTAGACTGGTCTTGCGAGTCTAGGTCGGCCAACCGAAAAGCGGGGAACCCTACCCGCCTGGCTCGCAAGTTAATTAGGGGCGTTGAGGGTAACGTTATGGCAGAAAAAGAAGTAAAAATTCCATTTTCATATTGTAGATTGTCCAGAGGTGCATCATTTCTGGGGGTTGAACTGTCAGATTTGATCAACCTTGCTATTGAAAATAAAATAGAAATAAGCATGATGCTGAAAAGGTTTCACTGCCGAATTCTTCTTCGAGAAGATTTTAGCGATGTAAAGGATTGGTATTCATCACTATATTTTCCTCGTACTTTTAATGCTATGTCAGGGCAAACCCGCGCGATAACGAATCACTCTTTTATTGAATTTACTAATGGCCGTTATTTTGAACCGGATAAACTATTATCTGGTTCAGACATCTTTACGGAACAAGAAAGTAAAGGGTTCCTTGTCGGATATGGCTTTGCATTAGGTCTGTGGCGGGTAATGCCCGATCAGTTTGAGTCATCTTTATCTGTGAAGAATTTTTTCCCCGGATTTTTCCCGTGCCTCACGGGCGGTGAAACTCCAGTAATTCAGATTCTGCCAGCCCAGCCTTTTATCGATCAGGCTAATGGCAAGAGGTTTAATTTTGACCCTTATGAGTTTGAAGCCGGGTATGATGATTTATGGGTTACTAATTATGATATTAAACGGCTTATGGAAAGCGGCCTTGATTTCGATAAGCTGCCAATGCTCAATGATATTGAACGACCTGATTTAGACCCTGATTCAAAAAATAGTATTAATAAACGCTCAGAAAGTGCAAAAGAAAAACATGCACGAAATGAACTATTGATTTTAAGTGCTGCAATAAAATTCAAAGAAACAAGTGCTGATATTTTCAATGAAAAATGCTTGAAAAAAGATGGGAGCTACAATTTCTCAGCATGGGCCAGAGAGCTTTCCGACAGAGTGCACTTATTCCCTGACGGACAATGCCCGGTCAGGAGCGTTGACACAATTACGTCATACATTAGTAGGCACTTTAAGTTTTAATTGTAGTAGCTTCTAAACGTTAGAAAGGGTGTTCTAATCATTAGATTACCCTTTTTAAAATTAAACACACCTTTTTAAATTTTAGAAGCCATTTTTATTAATTCACTTTAGACAAATACTTCCCCCACAACGCAAGAACAGACAGGAAAGGCTCCTTCTGATTGCGTAAAGTGGAGGAAGCATGTCAAATATTCGTTTTACCCCGCCAACACCTGAACAACGCCGCACCATTCTCGCAGAATATGGCATTAAGTTTGATCGCCGTATTCGTGAAAGTGAATGCTTCGAAATAACCAGCCTTTCCCGTTCCACCCGCTGGTATATGGAGAATGAAGGTAAATTCCCGCCACGCTGCCACTTTGGCCGTAATAGTTGCGCATGGCTTTTGTCAGATGTTCTTTGGTGGGTTCGCAATCCACCTGCTGTTGAGAACGTCAACACCCCTTACAACCGTAAATCCGCGTAAGGGGGGGCGCTATGCAAAAATTAAATGAGTTGGTTCCGGTTAACCCCGGAAATATTGGCGGCGTGACGGTATCGCTGGTCAGTGCAAAAAAACTCCATGAGTTTCTCGGCGTTGGGCGTGATTTCACCACATGGATTAAGGGGCGTATCAGCCAGTATGGTTTTACTGCTGGTGTAGATTTTACGGTGGTGGAAAATTTGAGCGCCCCCGTTTCGGGGAGCGCAAAATATCGCCAACAAATTGCACATGATTACCTGATCACCATCGACATGGGTAAAGAGCTGGCAATGGTTGAGCGCAACGAAAAAGGGCGGGAGGTGCGCCGCTACTTCATCAGCTGCGAACGCCAGGCAAAAGCCGCCGCTAATATCCCCCAGACGTTGCCGGAAGCCCTGCGCCTTGCTGCTGATCTGGCCGAAAAGGCAAGCGAACTTGAAAACCGGCTGGTGGCCGCTGCGCCAAAGGTTGATTTCGCTGATCGCGTGGCGGAGATCAGCAAGGGTATTTCCATTCCCAACTATGCCAAAGCCGTAGGGCTTGGCCCCATCAAATTATTCGGCTGGATGAGGCAACAGGGGATTCTCATCAACGGCGGCCAGCGCCACAACCTGCCTATGCAGCGTTATATCGATAGCGGTTATTTTGCCGTTCGCCAGGGAACGTATGAAACGAATGGCGAGGTAAGAGCCTCATTCACAACGATGCTGACGGGGAAGGGTGAGCAGTGGTTAACGAAGAAACTGATCGCTGGTGGCGTATTGCCGGAGGTGCCGAATGCTGACGCTGAATAAAACAAAGGCAGCTTTGCAGAGCTGCCAATGTCACTACGAAAAACCGAAACAGATTAAGCATACCAGGGTTAATGCTGGTGGTCAAAGAATGAGCCAGCGCACTTCTGCGCCCGCTGTTTTTATTCAGGATTTTGGCTCTTCTTTTGCCTTTTGGCGCTGGCGGCGTTTGATTTCGCCTTTCGCAGCAGTGACAAGAAACCCTGCGGTACTTTCACCTTCATGTTTAAAAAGCTCGATATCTTCCATCACATCATGGGGGATTCGAACTGTGGTCATTTGTGACTTTGCATTCTTCGCACCTGTTGCCATTACTGAAACTCCTTATGTTAGGTGTATTTCAGTATACGCAAAAAAAATAAAAGAAAAAGGCTTGAAGTGTATTTCACTTTGGGCTAGTTTGAATATTAAAGGTGACATACACCTTTCAAGTGCGAAGCCCGGTAGTGCTAGGAACACTAACCGGGCCTCTGACCACAAACCGTTAAGTGAGGTAACAGTTATGGCTGACAATCAGTCTACCCAAACTCGCCCGGAATTTACATGGTTATTCCTGGCAACCCCCGATCACACTCCTGAATGCACACCAGTAGTGCTTCGCTTTGATGCTGACACGGAAGCTAAAGCCCGCGCCGCTTTCCCCGGCTGGGATTTAGTTTTTGCCGCCAAAATCCGCGCTCAGGCTCCTTGCCGCGTTGCGTTCTTCGATTACACCACCCGCCGTGGCTGGGAGTTCGACAGTGCCGCGATTCAGGAGGTGCGCCATGCGTAAGGTCAAATGGTCGGAAATTGACATTGAAGATGAACTGCGCCGCCTGGAAGCGTTGCTCTCAACATCGCTGTATATGAATTTTGATGATGAAACCGAGTACAGCGTTGCGATGGATCTGATCAGTATGTCGTTGTCCCGCATTCGTGAACTAAAAGCGGCAAGTGAGGTGACCCATGCGTGATATTTACCATCAGCTTGTTAAGAGCACTCCTGATTTTAAAAACTTCACTGATGAGGCTTTGGCTGAATCCAGCGATTTATATTCTACTGGCGCATTTGCCATCAATAGTGCGCTCACACTGATCGGCAATCTGGCGTTTGATGCAACCAATGCAGAGGACTATTCCGATGAAGATGCCCGGCGTGATTTGATCCTTGTAAGCCATGCATTGCGTCACCTTCCCAGAATGGCGCAAGCACTCAATCAGAGTAGTGATGCTGCGGATTATGTGCGTACCCAGCGTAATAAAGCAGGGGAGCAATCATGATCAGTCACTTGAAATTTAACGAGCTTGAAAACCGAGTCGATTTGCTGGTTAACCGCGTTCTGGAGTTAGAGCAGCAGGTGCGCACACTCACCGAAAGCCAGGGGGGAGATATTCCTCCCGGTATGGCTCCGGTCGCCACGCTGGCGGCTGAGTTCGGCATATCGACGAAAAAAGCCGAAGAGCTGGCAAAAAACACGGGCGTGATGCTGGTCAGAATGAAAGCTGGTGGCTTTATCGCGCCGGATAACAAGTTCAGAGAGGTGGCGAGGCAGGTTCTGCGCAGCGCGAAGCGCAAATATGGATCGGCGTACTGGTATCACCCATTACTTGGCAAATTTCAGATGAGCGGAGGTATCCCGCAATGACCGATATTTTTGAAGTGATAGGCCCATTGTTCCGCAAACTGACCGAAACCTGTATTGCTCACCAGATAGCGGAAACCGGTTCGGCAACCTTGCTGGTGGAAAGCGATAAGTATATGGCCCGCTATCGCTTCACGCTGGAGCCGCGCGTAACTGAAAACGTATTGATGAAATATATGATTTTTGGCTGCTTTGAAGAATTCGGGCGCGATGAGGGGTTAAGGCGTTTGCGGGATATTCTGCTGACCTGCTTTACCGACGATGGCGATATTAACGAAATGGGGTTGCAGATAGTGAAAAGCTGCCACCTTGAGTACCTGCATGAAGACCTGGGCGCGGATATGTCCAATAAGGTGTTGCACTGATGAAGATGAAGAATGCCCCGAACATTAAATTCCTGCCGAAAGATAAATTTACCGAGGCGATTATCTTTGCGGGTGAAGATGCCTATTCGCATGTGCAGCACTGGATCGAGAGCGAAGGTAAAAGGGCATGGGATGATGTACCGCCTGTTTATCTGGGTAAAAGGCAACTTGCGGAACTGGAACGGTTAAACATTGTTGATAACGGCCGTCGCAGTGTTCGTGTGATCCGCGCTGGCGAACTTTCCGAAATGCAGATAAGCACTATCGCAACCAAACTGGCGCTGGCGGATGTGAAAGAGGCCCGGCTGTTTAATGGCATGTTTGAGCCTCAGCCAAAGGAGGACTGGACGGGCAGGCTTCCACGTCTCAAAGAAGAGGCCGAACGCGGGGAAAGTATTGTGGTGAACCTGCCTGTGAAAAAACGGGAGCCAAAGCCTGAACAGGGCGATGAACTCAAACCCCGCGTGGAAAGCCGCAGCGATGGCCTGTACTGGATCACGCCAAAGGTGGACAAGGATAGTGGCGAGATCATCAATAACGAAACGTGGCTGTGCTCGCCTCTTGAGGTGGTCGGCTCCGGTAGTGACGGGGCAGAGCGCTATCTTGTTTTGCGCTGGCGCTCTCCGCGTGGTCATGAAGATATTACCAGGGCGATCCCCTGTGCTGATATCGGTGAGCGCGACGGTTGGCGCTCACTTAAAGCTGGTGGGGTGAATGTGACCACTAAAAGCACCTTCCGGGCGATTCTGGCCGACTGGTTGCAGCAAAGCGGCATTGATCGGGAATGGATTATCACCCATACCACTGGCTGGCATCACGGCGCATATATCATGCCTGATGGTGAAGTGATTGGTGATCCAGAGACGCCCATTCTCTTTAACGGTCGCAGCGCTGCATCTTCCGGGTATGCCATTGCTGGTACTGCTGCCACCTGGCGGGATTCCGTCGCCCGTCTGGCCGGGGGCAATCCGTCCATGATGCTGGGCGTGGCAGCGGCATTATCCGCGCCGCTTATTGGCCTGGTGGGTGCTGATGGTTTCGGCGTCCATTTGTTCGAGCAGTCGAGCGCCGGTAAGACCACTACCGCCAATATTGCGAGCAGCCTGTGGGGTGAGCCTGATGCGTTGCGGCTTACCTGGTACGGTACTGCGCTTGGCATAGCAAACGAAGCGGAGGCGCATAACGACAGCCTGTTACCGCTTGATGAGGTAGGACAGGGCAGCAGTGCCAAAGATGTTGCCACGTCTGCTTACACCCTGTTTAACGGTGCCGGAAAGTTGCAGGGAGCCAAAGAGGGCGGCAACCGGGAGCTTAAACGCTGGCGCACGGTGGCGATCAGTACCGGGGAAATGGATATTGAAACCTTCCTGGCTGCTGGTGGGCTGAAAGTGAAAGCGGGCCAACTGGTGCGCTTGCTCAACATCCCTATGGAGAAATCGACGACCTTTAACGGTCTGCCAAACGGAAAGGCTCATGCTGACGCACTGAAAGAAGCCTGGATTGATAACCACGGGGCGGCGGGGCGTGAGTGGGTTAAATGGCTGGCGGCTAACCAGCAGGAGGCTAAACAGGCGGTGCGTGACGCGCAAACGCGCTGGCGCGGCCTTATCCCGGCGGATTACGGTGAGCAGGTACACCGCGTGGCCGAACGCTTTGCAATCCTCGAAGCCGCGCTGGTAACTGGTGCATCAATCACCGGATGGAGTGAACAGGCCTGCCGTGACGCTATTCAGCATAGCTTTAACGCCTGGGTGAAAGAGTTCGGCACGGGTAACAAAGAGCACCAGCAGATCATCGAGCAGTGCGAGGCGTTCCTGAATGCCTACGGTTTAAGCCGCTTTGCACCGTTGCCCTATGATCCGTCCAGTATGCCGATTCGCGATCTGGCCGGGTATCGAAAGCGCAAAAGCAGCCATGATGATGCGCCGCTGGTGTTCTATACGTTCCCCGCAACGTTTGAGAAGGAGATAGCTCAGGGCTTTAACGCCAGGCAGTTTGCCCGCGTGCTTGCCGCTGCTGGCTTGCTTTCTGAGCCGTCCAGCGGGCGTGGATACCAGCAGAAATCCCCGCGTATTGATGGGCGTCAGATCAACGTTTATGTGCTTCACCAGGTTGCGGAAGATGGAGAAGAATAAATTACACATGTGAGGGTTGTTAATGTTGGTTCAGTTGGTTCAGTGTCTATTGGTTATGTTCATATGGCTGTTTTATATGGGGTTAATGTCAAAAAAATGAACCAACACTGAACCAACAAATAGCGGTTTTGAACCAACAAACGGGCAGTTTGAACCAACATTTTAGAACCTCATGGACTGAACCAACATGAAAATACCCAATGTTGGTTCAAATCGGGGCTTTGTTGGTTCACTCAACGGAAAATAATCCTTATAAAACAATTACCTTTACAAATTGAACCAACTGAACTAACTGAACCAACATAGTTTTGTATATATACGTGAAAAATAAAGAGGTCATTAATGAAACTGATTGGCAAAGATAACGGGCATATGAGCGATCTTAAGTTTCTCTACAGCGCCGTTGATGAGCTTTCAAATAAAGATGAGATTACGGTGACGGATTTTCTGGCTCTGAGCGCTTTTGTCACTTCTGAAAAACTTGATCTGGAATCGTACCAGTCTGGGCTGGAAGAAGGGGGGCAAGAGCTGTCGAAAGATGCCAGCGCTTACCTCGATCTTCTACAGAGGATGGCGGCTGATTTGTCGTACCCAACCTCTGGCCTTGAGAACGCTATCCATAGCGCACAATCAACGGCAAGCTGGGCTTTCTATCAGTGGGGGCTGGATAAAGAATAATCATCCTGCTTAGCAAAAAAGGCCTGGTTTCTCCAGGCCGTCAAGACTACATGAAATAAATATCTTCTCCCCGTTCGAATACATCAATAATGCCGTGGGCTTCTGAGGGGCATTCTCCGTTAGTAATCAGCGTCTCCCAGAACTTCTGATCGAAACGACGGTCGAGGTAAAAATATCGGCAAATTCCTAAGAGATCACCTCGTTCCCATTCAGGCTTGTATCGAACCTGAAGTTCATCCTCTAGCGCGTAGAAGGTGAGCCTTTCTTTTTTTATCCATGCATCATCAAGTCGCTTGGCAAGAAAAAGTGTTTTTTCCTTTGAGGTAGTGAAAAAATCAGCAAAGGGTTCATGGGGTTTTTGCGGGATGCTACCGTCCGTATCATGGAGAGCTGGATAAACTCCAGACTCCCAAGCATACAGGTAAGCATTGCTGAACTCATCGTGATGCTTTCCGATATGCATTATCTGAATGCGCTGCTGGTTAAAAAGAGCCTGCATGATGTTGTGGTCAGACATGTTAATCCCTCGTCCAGAGTAAAAAGTAATCACCAAAACAATATGGTTTATTCCTGCTTTTGTAAATTATTTGTTCTCCTGTTTTCGCTGCTGTTTGCGACAACATAGAGGTGTTTACTCATTGATTATTATGTATATCTTGAAGAGTGGCACTCAGACGTGAGCCGCCACTGTCCACCTGGTTTTTTCCCGTTCTGCGACGGTTTCCTTTCCAGGTGGACATCCCTCCAAGCGCTGGTTTCACGTCTCAACGTTAATTGTTACGGAAACCACTCCATGAAGAAATTACTTGAATTACGCCAGCAGAAAGCCGCACTCAAAACCCAGATGCGTTCCATGCTGGAAAAAGCTGACAGCGAAAAGCGAAGCCTGAACGATGAAGAGGGCAAGCAGTTCGATGAACTCCGCGCCCAGGCTGATGCGCTTGAAGTTGAAATTACCCGCCTTGAGGCCGTCGCCGACGATCAGCGCAATTTGCCTGGTACTTCTGTTGAAGGTAAAGGTGTAAGCAACGATGAGCTGCGCCACTACATCATGACCGGCGATACCCGCTCTCTCTCCACGTTGGTGCAGGCTGACGGCGGCTATACCGTTATCCCTGAGCTGGACAAAGAGATCATGCGCCAGTTGCAGGATGACAGCGTTATGCGCTCCATCGCCACGGTGAAGACCACCAAAACCAACGAATACCAGAAGCTGGTGTCAGTGGGCGGCACTACCGTTAAGCGCGGCACCGAAGGCGAAGCGCGTACCGAAACCAGCACACCGAAGATGGAGCGCGTTGATATCAAACTCAACCCGATCTACGCCTACCCGAAAACCACTCAGGAAATTCTCGACTTCTCCGAAGTTGATATTCTGGGCTGGCTGTCTTCCGAAATTACCGACACCTTCACTGCTACCGAAGAAACCGACTTTGTGAACGGCGACGGTGATAAAAAATCCAAAGGTTTCCTGTCTTACCCTCGCGCGGCCACTGCCGACAAAACCCGTCCGTTCGGTACGCTGGAGAAGATGGAAGCGGCTGACGTTTCCTCTGATGGCCTGATCGACCTGCTGTATAAGCTGAAAGCCAAATACCGCAAAAACGCCGTATGGGTGATGAACTCCAACACCGCCGCCAAACTGCAAAAGCTGAAAAACGGCAACGGGGATTACATCTGGCGCGATCGTCTGGTTGCCGGTTCTCCCGATACGCTGCTGGGCCGTCCTGTTCAGTATCTGGAAACCATGCCGGATGCGGAGGCAGGTAAAGCGTTCCTTGCGGTTGGCGACTTCAAACGTGGCTATTTCATCGTGGATCACACCACTGGCGTGCGTACCCGTCCTGACAACATCACCGAACCGGGTTTCTACAAGGTGCATACCGATAAATACCTGGGCGGCGGCGTGGTGGACTCCAACGCCATCAAGGTGCTTGAGCTTTCCGGCTCCGGTTCCTGATTTGACGTTTAAGGGGCTTCGGCCCCTTTTTGCCCTCTGTGGAGTCCAGTAATGAAAACAATCGATTTTGAAATCCGTACCTCCGAAGTGAGCGCCAGCAACAAAAAGCTGGTGGGCTATGCCGTGCGCTGGAACAGTCTCTCAGAAATTATCTGGGACGAGTTCCGCGAGCAGTTTGCGCCGGGAGCGTTTAAAGACAGCCTGGCATCCGGTAGCGATGTGCGTGCGCTGTACGAGCATAACTATACCCAGCTGCTGGGCCGCACCAAATCCGGCACGCTGGTGCTGTCCGAAGACGATACCGGGCTGCGCTTCGAGCTGACCCCGCCGAATACCCAGCTTGGCAACGATGTGCTGGAGCTGGTGGAGCGCGGGGATATCTCTGGCATGAGCTTCGGTTTTCGTGCGCTGAAAGAGGCGTGGGATATCGGCCAGTCTCCATACCTGCGCACTGTTACCGCTGCCGAACTGCGGGAAATCACCGTTACCTCTATGCCTGCTTATCCTGAGTCCGGCGTGGAAATCGCGCACCGTTCTCTGTTCTCCCAACATCCTGAACTGCGCCGCGCTGGTGATAACCGCCGCCGCTGGGCTGAATTAGCGGGGCTCTGATATGTGGAATATCTGGCCGTTTGGCCGCAAGTCTGAATCCTCTGAGCAACGCAGCATAGGCAGCATGACCATTGATGAGTTTCTGGCGATGGCAGGGATTCCAAATACCGGATCAGGCGAATATGTGTCTGCGGGTACTGCGGAATCTCTGCCTGCGGTGATGAACGCCGTGTCAGTTATCAGTGAGGCCGTGGCAACAATGCCCTGCTACCTTTACCGCGTCCGTAATGATAACGGGCGTGAGGCGCGGGAATGGCTGAGCAATCATCCGGTAGATTTTCTCCTGAACGAGCAGCCGAACGACTGCCAGACGCCTTACCAGTTTAAACGCACAATGATGCGTCACTGTCTGCTGAACGGTAACGCCTATGCGGTGATCCAGTGGGGCCGAGACGGGCAACCGCAATCCCTGCACCCGTATGCGCCGGGGAGCGTTGTTCCTGAGCGTATCGGCCAGCATAAATATAAATACACCGTTACTGAGCCGTTTACCGGGGCTGTGCGCACCTACCTGCAGGAAGAGATTCTGCACCTGCGTTACTCCACCGATGATGGTTTTCTGGGGCGCTCTCCGATCACCATCTGCCGTGAGGCGCTGGGGTTAGGTCTGGCACAACAGCGCCACGGTGCCAGCATTATGAAAGATGGGATGATGGCTTCGGGGGTAGTGGTAACTAAAGAATGGCTCGACAGCGTGAAGGGCAAACAGGCAATGGATGCGCTGGAACGTTACAAAGGTGCCAGAAATGCCGGGAAAACGCCGATCCTTGAAGGTGGCATGGACTATAAGCAGCTTGGCATGAGCAATCAGGATGCTGAGTGGCTGGCCTCCCGGCGCTTCACCATCGAAGATATTGCCCGCATGTTTAACGTTTCTCCCATCTTCCTGCAGGAATACAGCAACAGCACCTACAGCAATTTTAGTGAGGCGAGCCGCGCCTTTCTTACCATGACAATGCGCCCGTGGTTGGCGAACTTCGAGCAGCAGATTAAATCTGCGTTGCTGGTGGCATCGCCTGTACCTGGAATTCGTTATCAGGTGGAGTTCGACTCTGCCGATCTTCTTCGAGCCACTCCAACCGAACGTTACGCAACTTATGAGCGCGGTATCAAGAACGGGATCATGAACCCGAACGAAGCCCGCGAACGCGAAGGGATGCCGCCGCGTGAAGGTGGCGACGAATACAGCCAGGCATGGAAGCAGGAAGTGAAGGTCAGTACCGGTTCTGAGACTAAGGAGGATGCGTCATGAGGCCGGGAGGATTAAGGCAACGCGTCACGATTCAGAATTTTACTACCAGCCGAACCCCTTCTGGTGGCGTCATTCAGGAATGGTATGACGTTGCGACAGTCTGGGCAGAAGTGAAGGGGATCAGTGGCCGTGAGCTGATTGCTGCGGGTGCTGAAATGTCCGAGGTTACATTTCGTATGTGGGTACGTTACCGCTCTGACGTAACCAGCGCCAGCCGGATCATCTGGAAACAGAAAGGACATGATGCAAAAGCATTTGATATTCAGTCGGCAATTCCTGATGAAAAGGCTACCAGGCTGGAGTTGCTTTGTAAGGGAGGGCTTAAGCCGTGAGTGAACTAATTGGGCTTGATGAGGCAAAACTTCACTGTCGCATCGATAACGATGATTCCTATGAAGATGCAATGATTCAGGCATACATCGAAGCGTCGCTGGAAGTCTGCCAGAAGCATATCGGTAAACGGTTCGGTGCTGGCCTGGAATTCACTCCTGCCATCAAGATTGGATGCCTTATGTACGTTTCCCAACTGTACGAATACCGCACGATGATTAGTGATGTAGAGGCGAAAGAGATCCCCCTTGCTATCTCTGCATTGTGGTCTGTGTATCGCGATGTGGGGGTGTACTGATGCCGTGGCAACCAATGCGCCGGTGCACTGAGCCGGGATGCAATAAGCGGGTGAAGTCTGGTAAGTGCGATGAGCACAAGCGGGAAGCCTGGCGGGCGGAAGATGCCAGACGCGGCCACCGTCGCGCCCGTGGTTACTCAGCATCATGGGAGAAGTACCGCGCTCAATATCTGAAACGTCAGCCGCTATGTGTCGAGTGCCAGAAGCTGGGCCTCTACGTTCCTGCAAAGATTGTCGATCACATCATCCCTATCGACGGCGGTGATGATGTTCTGTTTTGGCCTGAGTGGAATCACCAGCCGTTATGCCAGATGCATCATAACCAGAAGACCACGCAGCAAGACCCCATCACCAAAGCGAACCGTAAGGCAGGGCTGTACCGAGAGCAGGAAGAGCGTGCAGCCCATCGCAATGACTGGATGTATGAGGCCAGCAATGAATGAGAAAGACGTGGTGAATCTGTACCGATCATTGATGCGCTGCCGTGATGGCTTCATGCAGGGGAGAAGCAGGCGCAATGAGCGCCAGCCTGTGCAGCGTATGAGCGAGCGTGAACGGGAGTTGCGGGAATGCTTCCGCAACCGCTGACAGGCCGCATGGACGGGGTGGGGGAGGTTTTCAGGACAAACCTCAAGGTGCCAGGCACCGCCCGCCCCCTCAAATTTTTACGCACGGTGATTTTTTTGAAAATAAAACATACAGGAAAACAGTAAGTTATGGCAAGACCACCCAAACCGCCCGCCTACCTTGATGAAATCGCGGCGCAGCAGTGGAAAGCAAAGGCGAAACAACTGGCGGAACGTGGTGATCTGACGCCTGCCGACTGGAACAACCTTGAGCTTTATTGCGTCAACTATTCGATGTACCGCAAAGCCGTGGAGGACCTTGCCACGCGGGGCTTCAGCATAGTGAACAGCCAGGGCGGTGAGAGCCGTAACCCGGCACTGAGCGCAAAAGCGGATGCCGAAAAAATTCTCATAAAAATGTCGTCGCTGCTGGGCTTTGATCCGGTAAGCCGCCGCCGTAATCCGGTAGAAACGGAAGAGGAGGACGAGCTTGACCGTCTGGAATGATTACGCAAACGCCATTAAATCCGGTGAAATTCCGGCCTGTAAGCGCGTAAAACAGGCCGTCGAGAGGTACTTTTCAGACCTGAATGACCCCCGTTATGAATTCGATACGGCGACCGTGGAGCGGTTTATTGCCTTCTCCCGGCTCTGTCCACACGTTAAAGGCCCGCTGCGGGGCCAGCCTATCGAGCTTGAGCCGTGGCAGCAGTTCGCCTTTGCTAACCTGCTGGGCTTTAAAGTCAGGGAGTCAGGCCGCCGCAAGTACAGCAGCGCCTTTATTGAGGTGCCGCGCAAGAATGCCAAATCCACCGTAGCCGCCATGCTGGCTAACTGGTTTCTGGTAATGGAGAAGGGCCAGCAGGATATCTACACGGCGGCGGTAAGCCGGGATCAGGCCCGAATCGTGTTCGACGATGCCCGCCAGATGTGCCTGCTGTCAAAACCGCTGAAAAAGCGCGTCAATATCCAGGCGCATAAGGTCATTTTCCCGAAGAGCAACAGCCTGTTAAAGCCGCTGGCGGCGAAAGCGGCCACCATTGAGGGGACTAACCCCAGCCTGGCAATTGTCGATGAGTACCACCTTCACCCGGATAACGGCGTTTATTCCGCGCTTGAGCTGGGTATGGGCGCACGACCGGAGGCGATTTTGTTCGCCATCACGACCGCCGGGAGTAACGTTGTCTCTGCCTGTAAACAGCATTATGACTACTGCTGCCAGATTCTGGCCGGGGAAGAGAGCAACGATTCGCTGTTTGTCCTGATCTACGAACTGGACGACGAAAGCGAGGTTGAGCAGCCGGAAATGTGGATCAAGGCCAACCCTAACCTGCATGTGTCCGTTGACGCAGCGAAACTGGAGTCCACCATCCAGAAAGCGCGGGGCATACCGTCGCAGTGGGTGGAAATGCTGACCAAACGTTTCAATATCTGGTGCCAGGGCTCCACGCCGTGGATGGGGGCCGGTGCATGGGATGCCTGTGCGCTCGAATATACCGAAGACGATCTGGCCGGAATGGAGTGTTACGCAGGGTTTGACCTGTCCTCTACCAGTGATATTACCAGCGTGAGCTACGCTTTCCCGTTCGACAGGGAGATCCGACTCCTGACCCGTCATTATCTGCCGGAAGCCCAACTGCTAAACGTCGCCAACAAAAACCGCGCCATCTACCGCCAGTGGGTGAAAGCGGGCTGGATACGAACCACACCCGGTGACTGTATCGACTATGACCGCATCCGTGACGATATTCTGCGCGATGCTGAAACCTTCAATATCAGGCTGGTGGGCTTTGATACGTGGAATGCCACGCATTTGCGCACTCAGCTGCAGGGGGCAGGGCTCGATGTAGAGCCGTTCCCGCAAACCTATCTCAAGTTCAGTCCGGTGGCGAAATCCTTCGAGGTGTTCGTTAACCGTAAGGTGGTGCGCCACCGCGGCGATCCGGTTCTGGCCTGGGCGATTGGTAACGTGGTGATGGAGTCTGATGCTAACGCCAACATTAAGCCCAACAAGAAGAAGTCCTCCAACAAGATAGACCCGGCTGTATCTGCGCTGATGGCGTTCGGTACCTTCCAGGCTGAGCACGAGGATTTTGCTTTCGATATGAGCGACAGCCACAAACAACGGCTGGCGACATTTAACGGTATCTGACTGGAGTAAAACTATGAATACAGCAAACCATGAAACCATGAGCACGATCCTTCTGAGCGGCTCACTGGCTAAACTTTTTGGCCGTACTCACCAGCGGCTTATTGGCCCGACACGTGAGGCGTTTACTGCGTTATCCGCCACCATTCCCGGCTTTCAGAAATTCATGAATACCAGCAAAGCCCGAGGACTTACGTTCGCTGTATTCGTGGACAAAAAGAACGTAACTCAGGATGATCTCGATTTTCCGAACGGCAACAGGACGATTCGAATTGTTCCGATCATAATCGGGAGCAAGAAAGCAGGTATTTTACAGACCATCATGGGCGCTGTTCTGGTGGCCGTGGGGGCAATCGCAACCTTTGGGTTCGGCCAGGCATGGGGCGTCAATGTTATGGTTGCAGGCGGTTCGATGATTGCTGGCGGTGTAATCCAGATGCTATCCCCTCAGCCTACAGGGCTGGCAAGCAAACAAAGTGCTGATAATAAAGCCTCATATGCGTTTGGTGGCGTTACTAATACTGCCGAGCAGGGCTATCCGGTACCATTGCTTTACGGTAAGCGCCGTATCGGCGGTGCAATCATATCGGCGGGTATCTATGTGGAGGATCAGCTTTGACAAATCAGGTGCAACTCTGGCCGGAAGGTGAGGTATTTACCCGAGAGGTATTGATACCGACGAAATACGAGCCATTACCAGTGGAGGTAACTTACACCGTTCCTCCTTTCGAGATCGTTGTCGAAACGTGGCAGAACAGAGACCCAGCTAAGGCTTACGCTCTGTTTAGACAGTTCATTGTTGACTGGGATCAGCAGGACAAACTCACAGACGATATTCTGATGTGCTTTCTGGCAGGCTACCCGGGAACCGATGAGGCTATTTTTGCCGGATGGTATGAGCATATGAAAGAAGTGCTGACGGTAAATGCGCAGTTCTTCGCAGGTTACAGCCAGTCAATTAACTGAGGGTTTGTATGCTGGATCGGACAGTATTAGAGAAAGCAATAATGGTAGCGGCTGAGTTGCAGGGTCATGAACTCAACGGGCGAGATCGTCTTATGGTGCGTAATCGCGTTGCCGCTTGCCTGGCTGCGAAAGAACGCCACCGGCAAAGGATGGATGCCAAACCGTATCAATGGAGAAAGCCGGAAAGGCCAAGGTGATAAACCCAACCTATCAAAGCACTGGACTATGTTCTGGTGCTTTTTTATTTGTGCGAGCCAACGTGTATAAACATATGTATAAACACTAATAAAAAAGGCGCTTCCCCATGCCGAAGAGCGCCTTTTTAAACAAGCACTTAACTGATTAGTATCAGTTCATGCCGTA